ATTGTTGCATTGCTTATAGAATCAAACAAAGAACTAGAGGCGCGCATTGCGGCTCTTGAATCTAAACAGTCGTAATAAAAATAAAGAAGTGGGGAATGTTTCCCACTTCACTTTTTTGTTTGCTGCATGTTTTTTTCTATTTATAATTAGAGTCCTTATTCAAATTAGGAAATTATAATGATGCATCCGTTTGATAGGGAAAAACTAATCATGATTTGCAAGTGCTTCGCGGCAGGCGGTATTACTTTATACAGTTTCCGCCTTGGCCGCTTGGCTTATGAGTATATTAATTCATCATACTTTTATTAACGGCGTTCTTTTGTAGCAAATTCTGTGGTGGTGCTGGCAATAAGGTCTTTTTGTTGTTTCATTCCCGCAATACAAAGTATCAATTCCATCAATTTCTGAAACAATGTAACGGCAAGTGTTAAGGCTTAAATCAAACAGCCTTATATTCTTAAATTCCATTGTTTCATCTTCTGAACTAAATGTTATTTCTTTGTTTGTATATTTTTTTAGTGCAACTTTTTTTGTTTTTTCAGCTGGTGGCTTTTCAATTTGTGTTCTTTCAAATACCCTTCCACCTTTCTTCACCCTGTAAAGGAATCCCATCACAGTATTCCTTGTTATTTTCAAAAGTGAAGCAATCTCCCCTCCTGTAAATCCTTCTTCCCACATTTTTGTTATTTTGTTTTTTGTTTCAATATCAATCATTTGTCACCGTTCTTTATTGAAGTTGATATATACATCATATACAATAGCAACCCTACACAACTGAAATTGTCCGTCAAGAGAAAGATTTTGGTTGGCGTAAGAAAAAAACTCCCACTAAAATTAAAAGATATTGAGAGTAGGTATAAGCCCTATGATGGGGAAATTGTCACCAGGGAGGAAGCAAAGAAAAATGGTCTTAGTAAATTCTTTGAGGCTAGGGAATGCATAAAAGGTCATATATCTCAAAGAAGAACCAAAAACAGGGAATGCCTTGAATGTAAAAAAATATCTGATTTCAAACGGGTAAGTGCAAATCCAGAGAAAAACAGAGAAAATTATAAAAAATATTATTACAACAATCATGAAAAAGAGAAAAGCAAGTCCCGTGAATGGAGAAATAAAAATAAGGAAGCGGCAAAGGAATATCAAAAATTATGGGAATCCGGCAATAAATCAAAAAGGAAGATTTACAAACAAACCAGGAGAGCTAGGCTTTCTGAGGCGGAAGGATCATTTACCCAAGAAGATGTTGATAGAATATATACTATGCAAAAAAAGAAATGCGCCATCTGCAAGGTTAGTTTGAAAAAATCACCCTACCATCTTGACCATATTGTCGCCCTCAGCAAGGGGGGGTCAAACTGGCCTAGCAACCTGCAACTTTTATGTGAACCCTGTAATAAATCAAAAGCATCCCATGACCAAATGGACTTTATGAGGTCTAGGGGTATGTTACTATAGATCAAACCAAGGAGGCTGTCATGATTGGGGATGATGATGAGGACGCACTATACGACGGCCCAGACATTATTGAAGAGGCCGAATTAGACCCAGTGGCTGCCAGGTGTTCTGCTTTTACCAAGCTCCTTTCCCTTTGTTGCCACATAAAGGATGAGGAGCTAAAGAAAGAGGCATTAATGATGCTGGGAGCCGTTAGAAGGTCGTTTAAAACCAATCCAATAGGCGAGTTAGCGTCCATACAAGGTGGCAAGGCGTCCAACAATAGCGACAACTAATGCTTTATATTGTTGTTTATGTTTGCGCCTCACACCTATCTATACATGACTGTAATGAGAAAACAGCCCGTGCCTATCAGGCTAAAATAGAGCAGGGCATTGTATGTGGCTTGCCATCTCATATGACTATAGCCTCCTCGGTTGTCGCACCTACTGAGGTGAGTATGTTAAGGTAAAGTGCCAGCCAAAAAGATATTAGAAGAAATGGCGGCGGGTTTTTACTTCAATACGTTTGGCTTCTATTTGGTCTAATTTTATCAGAAACATACAAGTGAAAGCCATTGATATTTGCAGGATGCCCCCGCAAATTAAGCTAGCAATTTCTTCTAACCTTCCCCATGAGAATAGTTTCTGCATGGCGTTTCTCCATCAAACAGTTTAGCATATTTTTTTATCATTCCAAGCCCTCATATCTTGGTCCATGTGCTGCTGGTGTTTGATACATATATTTTCCGTCATATGGTCTATCTGTATGTTCATCAAGCCAATGAAATACTATTTGGACAATTGGGTCCCCCGCATGAATATTGATTGATCTGTCGCCAAGATTAACAAGTTCGAGGGTAAGGTTTCCTTCCCATCCTGGGTCCAGAAGTGTATTGAAGGCCGTAATGAAACGGCGCGCGTATGTTGACTTGTCAACGACATATCCGACAACATTTGTCGGGATACGGAAATTTTCGACGGTGTGAGCCAAAGAACTCTGTCCAGAGTTAAGCATAAGATTATGAGCAATACGCACATCATAACTAGATGCCGAAAGGCCATAAGACTTTCCATTAATAATTTTCCTTTCTGATTCAAAAGGGTCAATCATTGGCTCCGAACGCATGCAAAGTCGGCGTATGGATTGAGCTGATAATTGACTCACGTTATTCCCCTTCTGATCTTGGTTTTACTGGCTTCAAAATATGTATGTCAGCCGTTGGATATACCGGCTCACCTTCTCCCATCCATATAAACAAACTGGCGTATGAACTATGAGGAGGGCCAAGGTCATTGTGATACTCCCACCCCAAAGACTCAAACTGGCGTTGCCTTGAATGGGGGACATAGGCAAAATGTTCTATCTTTTCTTCAGACATAATTTTCGTTTTTCGTTGATACTGAATAACAGGGTATAACTTTTAAATTGCCATCAGGGTTATGCATTTGAATCTTTTTTACTGCATTGATAACTGTGGTGTGGTCTTTGTTGAATATTTTACCAATCATTGTGTAAGGAGCTCCAAGTTCTTTTCTAGCCCTATACATTGCGCGCCAACGTGCTTTCGTGACTTTTATATTTCTGCAATTACCAGTAATTTCTGTGTAAAAAACATCACCAGCAGACGCCTCTTCTTCAATTATCTGTTTAATTGTTTTGTCTCTGTTTTGGACGCAAAATCTTTGTTCCCGCATATTAAAAATGGGAGGGCTTTAACCCTCCCACCTCCTATCAGTCAAGGTTTTCAATCTTTGCTTCTACGGAATTTTTAATACGTGGAGCTTTCGCTTTATAAATAGCATGCTCAACTTCATCTAATACTTTATCAGGCTGCGCCTGTTGTGGCGCCACAAGTGGATAGCTTTCCGACTCGCTGTCTATTTCCTGAGTTTTTGCAATATGTAAAATCTCAAAAATAAGTTCTAGCCTACGTGCATCATCATCAATCCAAGGATTTCCGTCACGGCCATGGGCAAGTCTGGACTCCCGGACTGCATTTGTTGCAATAGCCCGCAGCCTGTGTGTCAAATATTCTGCCGTTAACCCTTGTTGAGAAGAAATTAATTCCGTCATTGTCATTTCAATACTCCATCAGAAAATTCAGCCATAAAGGCCAAATAGTTAATACCATCTACATAGCTGTCTCTATAGGACGGGTCATTTGGAATCCGCCCCAATTTAGTGCTGAGAAGAAAAACAGCAACTTCATACTCAGACACTTCCCTTCCAAGTATTACCGCTGCAATGTCGGCAATACGTTTGAAGTTATCTTTTGGTGATCCGTAGACTTCACCCCTCGGACCGAGAAGGCTTTTTGCAGCCTCTAGAACATCCATGTGGTTCATTCTGACTTAACCTTATCTCCAAAGACCTTAATCTTTCCAAGGTATCTGTGATTAAGGGCTACGAAACCTCTGCTATAATATTCATCCGAGTGCTGGCTCTTGTAGAACTCTTCAACAATAACGAAGTCTTCCTTCATTAAAGTATCTATAAATTCATCCAGGCTGTTTGAATCATGTTCAACATTCATTTGATGAACTTGGTGGCCTGAATAACTTGGCATATTGAGTGTAACAAGAAACCTCATTGCTTATCCTTGTGTATTTAGAGGTGTGACGCCGGCTTTGCATTGTAAGCGCCACACCCCGTATTAATCTACGGTAATACTCGTAGACTAATTCCTAATGTATAATCATCCAAAATCATCTTCATCAACGGCTGGAGCAGCAACCTTTGTTGAGCCAGTAGCAGGTGGAGATGCGTTATTAGGAGCAGAAGAATCCTCCGAATTACGTGCCTTATAAACAAGATCATCTGGACGCTTTACCCAACCAGTTATCTCGAATTCCGGCACGTAATTCGTGGACTTCCTGGCCCCTTCTCCAGAAGTCTTAGCATACGAGTCTTTGAAAACAACAACTGGCAACTTTCCAGCATTACTATCTTTAGTTGACTCGTATAGGTCGTGCAGCTTTTTAATACCTTCAAGGAAAGCCGCAGCATTTGACGCCATCTCGCGGACATCACCACCACATTCCTTTGCCAACTTTACAACAAGGCGCACACCTCGCTTATAGTCATCACCTGGCTTTTCAATAAGCTTTCCGCCGTAGTAGCGAGACATCTTGAAGTCAGGAGCAGATCCTGTGGCAAAATTAATCCAACCAATCTCAACATTCTCAAAGTCAAAGATTGCCTTGAAACTTTTGGTTACATCAACTTCGTTGGTTTCACCATTTTCCCGGTCACGGCGTGAGATACGTCCTGAACGTGCGTCATACTTAACAATAGGGAGGAAGTCTACGCCGCCACCTACATTGTCAAAAAATCCACCAAAAGCCATCACAGTTCTCCTAATGCGGCTATCTAGCCAACCGCTTGCTCTTGCCCACATGGGCGAAGCCCTTGTTATAGTCCCCAAATCTCAAACGCAGCTTGGCGAGTTCCAGGGTCACTAAAATAAAACGTATCAATGTCTGGAATTGTCATCATAGCCAATTCCATTGGATCTGTGCTTATTGATAAAAACCGCTGAATTGTAAGTGCAATCTTCTCAACAGCTTTAATATGTTCATCAACATTCTCTAACTTATATGTCGAACATTTCTTGCTGGTTATGTAAGTAAGACGGGGCTCCATATCACCACCTGTTGCTTTAATGTAAAGCGCAACTTGGCGGGCATGATTTAATTTAATTGCTGATGGAAGTGCGTGAGTTGTTTTAATGTCTAACAAAATTTTGTGATTTTGCCATTCAATATCATAATAACCGACGAGCGGGACTTGGAGACCTTCCACCTTATAGTCAATTTTTCCTTGAACAGAGGAAGGTGGGCCATAAGGCATAAGTTCCTTAAGGCCAATTTTGACCATATCCGCAACTGCGGCTTCTTCCTTTTCCCGTCTTGGGTCAGATGATAGCGCCGAGAGGCGCCAAAATTCTTCTTTTGCCATTTCAACGCAAGCACTCTCATTTGCTCCTGTTGTTAGGCCTAAGACAATACCACTCTCAACAGCATTTCCACGGAAAGCTGCGGCGCCAACTTGTCCCTTGCGTTTCAAACACTTTTCAAGAACAAACATGGCGGGGCTGCCGGCAAACAAATTACAGCTTGATGGCGACAGGTGTTTAATTCCGTGAACTTCAAATGGGTTTGTCATTTAACCTCAATATCAATAGAGAATCACAACCTATTGGAATGTAATTTTAGCGTCAAGCAAAAATTTAACTTGAATTTTTTTTAATTTAGGGGGAAGGTTTGCGTCTAATTTATATGGAGTTTGACATGGCAAAGAAAGTTATCAAACCAGCTGACTTACGGGGTTGGAGCCTACCAAAATCATCAGATATAATTGAAAAGAAAGTTGAAAAAGTATCTGATAAGATAGAGAAAATAATTGATGAACTAAGATTTAGAGATGATGATTTTGAGCATCTTATAAAAGTAGCTGCGGCTGAAGCTATAACATATGCATTGGAAAATTTTGCGTTTATGACTTTTTCCAAAAAGCCTAGCAAAAATATTGAGGCTGCATTTTGTCTACCGTTTGGCCCTGATGATGCTGATGCAGCCCAGTGGCGGGTTGAAATTGAACCAGAGTTGATGAATTACATTTTCTTTCAGACTCGTAGACTTAACTCGGAAGGAAAGCAGAACCTTCTTTCCTTAAGAAAGTCAATTTATAGAATTTCGGCTGAAATTGAATCCTCTCTTATACAAATAGAAGACAGGGAAGAAGAAAAATACAATGCCTGACAAATGTATAATGGGAGTTGACCCCGGAGTTTCCGGGGCAATTGCTTTTTTCTGGCCAAATCATCCTAAAGTTGTTTCTGTTTATGATGCGCCGTCAATTGGCAAGGAAATTAATTGCCCGGAATTGACTGCTCTTATTAAGCAATATCAGCCTGACGTTGCAATTGTTGAGGCGGTTCATTCTTTCCCAGGCCAAGGCGTTAGTAGTTCATTTAATTTTGGGTGTAGTTTTGGCATGGTTCGTGGTGTTATAGCGGCATGCGGCGTCCCAACTCACCTTGTTGCGCCGACAAAATGGAAAAAGCATTTTAATCTTACAAAAGATAAGGATTTATCTCGCAGATTAGCAATTATGCTGTGGCCTGAGTCCGAGCATTTCAATAGGAAGAAAGATGATGGTCGGGCTGAGGCCGCATTGCTTGCCCTTTATGGTTCTCAAGTAAGTATAAAAATATAAAAAACGGCGCTGTCCTGCAAGACTACGCCGTTAAGTTATTCACCAAGGTCCCAAACAACACATAAGTAGCATGTCAAAATAGATATTGCAATATAGTGTGTCTGTTTGCGCCTGCAACGCAAGATATAGATATGACAGACCTTCCTGATTTTGATGACAGCTTTGCGGGCCCAATTGACCATGCAAAATATTATAGAGCTCTTGGCTGGCAGGTTGTTCCAGCGTATCATCCAAAGCAGCAAAAGAATTTCAAGCGTCCAGCCCTCAATGAGTGGCGGGAATATACTAAAGAGCTAGTTGATGACGGGACGTTTGAGAAGTGGTTTGGTGATAATGGCCAATACTCTAAGGTTAAGAACCTGGGAGTTATCACTGGTGTTGGCTCTCCTTGTTTGTTTAGCGTTGATCTGGATTTTTATTCCCACTCAGACGCAGCTATCTGGTGGGCGTCTTGTGAAGATATGCAAGAACACGCCGGGGAGTTGGATACTGTTGTGCAAACAACAGGTGGTGGTGGGAAGCAAAGACTTTATTTAGCGCCGGAGGGATGGCGCCCACCAACCAATAAGACTTCTATAGGAGTGGACATTAGGGGTGTTGGCGGCTTTGCTATGCTTCCCCCCTCAGAACATTCCAGTGGGAATGGTTATTCCTGGGATGAGGGCTGTGAACCTTGGACCATTGAGGTTGCTGTCGCCCCT